TAATAGCACAGATAATCCCATGCCACTTGCTTGGCCTGGCGGTAATAGGGGGCTAGATACATGAAACGCCCGTCATTGCGCTCGGTCTTGATCTCCAGAGCCCGTCTGAGCAGTTCCGTCACCGCATAGACGGACTTGCCCCAGCGGCGGTGGGAGACGCAAATCTTGAAACGGGATTCATTTCGATGCAGATCGAATTGTTGCGGGCGGGGGGTATAGGGAATCTTGATCTCGACGGATGTCATTGCTCGCCTTCCTCGCCATTATGGGAGATGTCCTTGATTTGTTCGTGTAATTCGGCAATGCGCTCCGCTCTGGTGCGCCGCCAATCGGGCAAATCCGCCCTGGCAGCGGTCAGCAGTGAGGTATAGGCGGTCATCTGGTTGATCTCCAAGGTCCGTACCCGGTCGATCAGCTTAATAATCATGGTCTGGTTACCGCGCAGCGCCTTCATCATGTCGTCTTGCTGACCGGCAATATCGCTCTTCAGGTCTTTCAGCAGAAACTGGATCAGCTTCCACAACCCAATCCCCAGACACAAGGCCACCGCCAGGGGAATACCCAGGGTCTCAATCAACTTGACGATTGATTTGATTTCCATCAGAGGCGTCCTTGAAGCGCGACAATCCTAGCTATCAAGCTCTGCTTTCCTTCCGGTGAAGTTCTCCCACCGCTGCACGATCACGTCGCAGTATTCCGGCGACAATTCCAGACCGTGGCACATCCGGCCTGTCATTTCAGCGGCTATCATCGTGGTGCCGGACCCCAAGAACGGATCATAGACTGCCTGACCGATGCTTGAGTTATTTTCGATTGGTCGCTTCATACACTCGACGGGCTTTTGGGTGCTATGGCCTGTCTCTGATTTCATAGGCTTATCGATGTCCCATACCGTGGTTTGCTTACGTCCGCCAACGTAATGACCCTTGCTGTTTTTGCGTACTGCATACCAGAGCGGCTCGTGTTTAGGGTGATAATCGCCACGCCCTATAACGATGTTATTCTTGGCCCATATGATTTGCGCTCGAATATTCATGCCGCAAGCTATCAGGCTGTCCGCGACAATATTTGCCTTGTTTCCGGCGTGCCAAACATAGACCACGTCGCCGGGGAATAGCGCCCAAGCCTCGCGCCAGTCGGTTCTGTCGTCGTTCTCGACCTTGCCTATAGCCCGCCCGCCAATGGCGGACCCGTCTGCCCGCATAGCTTCATTCCGCCAATTAGCGTCATACTCCACGCCATAAGGCGGGTCCGTCACCATCAGATGCGGCTCGACGCCATTCAAGCACTTGGCCACGTCATCTGCGTTCGTACTGTCGCCGCATACCAGCCGATGGTTGCCCAACAACCACACATCGCCAGCAACCGTAACCGGCTCTTCCGGCAGATCAGGCACCTCATCGGGGTCGGTCTGACCCTCTTCGAATGGGTCGGCCATCAATTCCAGCAGCTCGTCGGAGTCAAATCCCGTCAGATCAAGGGCAAAATCCATGCTTTCCAGCTCACCCAGCTCCAGACGCAAAAGCTCTTCGTCCCATTCGGCTTCCTGGCCAACGCGGTTATCAGCCAATCTGTACGCCTTGATCTGTTCCGGCGTCAGCCCGGTGGCGACATGGATCGGCACCTCGCCCATGCCCAGGCTGCGGGCCGCCTCCAGGCGCGTATGCCCCGCCACGACCACCATCTCGGCATCAACCACTATCGGCTGCCGCCAGCCAAACTCCTGGAGAGAGGCCGCTACCTTGGAGATCGCCGCATCATTGCGCCGGGGGTTCCGCGCATAGGGAACAACGGCCCCGATGGCCACGTTGTTAATCTGCATTCTCTATTTCTTTCTGGGGGGTTACATCAATTAGTTCAGACGCTACTTCAGGAGGCTCCAGGGCAAAGGTCACGGTGATATTCTCCGGGATGCCCTCATGCACTTGCTTCACCGTATCGACCCAGCCAGCCCGCGACTTGAGCCAGAAGATACCGGCAATGGTATCCTTGCCCGAAGTCGCCCGCTTATAGAGCGTCTTGGCCACGCTCAAATTGGCCTTGGCAGCGCCGGTATCCAACTCCCGGCGGTAGAACTTGCGCAGGGTCTTGGGATTGATATCCAACAGCTTCGCAATACTTTGCTGATCCAGACCCATGCCTACCGCCGACTCCACTACCTGCCGGGTCTTCTCATCCGGCTTATGATAGGGACGCAGCTTTTTTTTTGGATTTTCTCCAGTTTCCGGCGACCACTCCATCATATCATCCATGACAACCCTCCAAATAAGGAACATCAGCTATAACCCAAACAAGACAGGCGATGCAATGCAGGGGGCGTCCTGGGGGATGGGGGATTGGGACGTGCCTATATATCCGGCATAGGCCAGCGACCGCCGCCGGGGCCGCCGATCCGACCCAAATCCGCCGAATCAAAAACCGGCCCAGGGACCCCCGGCGCAGGCCGTGGCCGCAGGGCCGCAGGGCAGCCCAGCCGGTTGGGCGGAAAGGCCGGGGCTACCGCCCAGCCCCCGTGGGCGCACAGAGCCGCGCCAGCCCTGCCGGGGTCGCCCCTGCGTCGGCCATGACCGCCCCGCCGAACCCGGTTCCTGAACTGGTTTGCGGTTTGGGTTCGAACTGGAACCGAAAACTGAAAAACCGCGCTTTTTGGCCCCCCACGGGTGGGTGGTGGGTGTAACAAACCCCTCCGCTCAACCCGCCTGTCGGCCCTTCTGCTTGGCTTTTCAAGGACTTATGCCCACCCTGCCTGGGTATGCCGGATCGCCCTGTAAGGGCACGTTACCGCCGACGGTTGGCGAATTTGTGGGACATCATACCACCACTGCCTGTCCTGATATCCAGAGTGCTGAACCTGTCCACTTGGATTGCCGGACCCTGATTAAAATTAGAATCCCCCTTGGTATTACTTGGATTCTTCCATTGGATTGTAGGCAACCCATTGCCGACCTGATAGGCACCAGTTGCCGACCTTCGTTGGCGGATGGGCATGTTGATCTGGTACTTGATGGTGCCGTTCGGGCCTTTGCCGTGGGCTTCGATCAGCCCTGCTTCCTTCAGGCGGGTCAAAGCATACCTGACGCTGCGCTGGCTGACCCCGGTCAGACGGCTGATGGTGGCTTGCGAAGGTCTGCTCTGCTTCCCTTGCTGATTGCCAAACTGGGCCAGACACAACAGCACCAGCTTGTCCGTCGGACGTAATGGCGTCTCCCAGATGGCGGGCAGCTGCTTCCACGTCATGCCACGGCGTCCAGTTCAAAGCGGGCCATGAAGCGACGCAGCCGGTTGACCGTGGAGCGGCGCAACTTGCGCGGCGATTTGCTGGCTGTCCGGGCCGACCGCATTTCCGATATCAGATGACCGTCCTTGAGCGCCTTCTCCCCAAAGGTCGCATCACTGATGCCGTGCCGCTCCATGAATTGCTCAATCTCTGCCAGAAGCGCCTCCTGGCCATTCATGCCGTTCATACTGTTAAATGATCTGTCCATTGTAATGTCTCTCCATATTAGTCCCAACTAACCCCATATTAAGCCTTGCAAACCCACCAATCAATCTTTATCGTCGGACCTGTTAATGGCACCAACAAAGAAAGAGGCTAATCAAATGACCGACGATTTTGATTTTGGCAAATACCTGGACGACCTGGGCGGCAGCGACGAACTGCCCCCCGCCGTCAAAAAAGCCAGCAACACCGAAAAGTATCCCTGCGAACATTGCAACGGCACCGGCAACTGGGTCGGCGGACGCAACCGCAACGGCGAACGTAAATGCTTCGCTTGCAAGGGCTCCGGCTACTTCAAGACCAGCGCCTTCGACCGCAAGAAAGCCCGCACCCAGCGCACGGCCTCAAAAGCCCGCAAGCTGACCCAGACCCAGGAAGCCTTCACCGAGGCCCACCCCGATCTGATCAAGACCTTGAGAAGCTACGTCAGCTGGAACGACTTCGCTGGCAGCTTGGTCGGGCAATTCGAAACGCGCGGCAGCCTGAGCGACAACCAAGTAGCAACGGCCACCGCGATGATCGCCAAGACCAACGCCAGCCGCGCCGCCAGGGAAGAGGCCCAGGCCAAGACCAGCGTCGAGGTCGATCTGACGCCCATCCGCACCATGTTCGAAAAGGTGCATCTGGCTGGCTACCGCAAGCCGGTGTACCGGGCCGACAACATCACCATCACCCGCGCCCCGGACCACGGACGCAACGCCGGTGCCCTATACATCAAGACCGCCGAGGGCGACTATGCCGGGAAGATCATCGACAATAACTTCCGCCCGACCGCCAGCGCCGACGATGACCTGAAGGCAGCCCTGCTGAAGGTTGCCGCCGACCCGCAAGCCGCCGCCGTTGATTACGGCAGACGCTCCGGGCAATGCGCTTGCTGCGGACGGCCACTTACCAACGCCTTGAGCGTTGAACTGGGGATTGGCCCCATTTGCAGAGACAACTGGTTCTAGGAGGCACAACAATGAGCAGAAGAGGGTTCGCACGTTTTCTTTTAATCCGCAACGCTGCCAAAAATGGCCAATGTTGCGCGGTTGTAACAAACAGCAACGGCAATCGGGGCCGTATGTGCAAGCTGCCAGCCGTTACTAAGAAAAACCAAGACGGCCAACAGTTCTGCCGGAGGCATGAAAACGATGGCTAGCAAGCAATACCGCGAAATGCGGCAACGCATTAAAATCAACAAGCAATCGGGTAGCTACGTTGTGATCTATCCGGCTGCCGGACATCCGGGTTATTCGAAAGAAAAGGTGTTTTCACCAGCTATCGGATTCAATGCCTACGCCAAGGCGCGGCGCTTTGCCAAAATCAGAGCAATTTGTATGTGTTTGGAGTCAGAACACTTCGCTTATTGTGACCATTAGGAGGAACAACAATGATTCCCGACCAGATTCAATCCCAGCAAGGCGACCTGCTGATCGAACAGCACCGCCGTCAGGAAATCGATGACCACGCTTTGGAATGGGGCCTGGAGGCGCTTGGCTACCACCCGCTATTTATTGAGCGCACCATCGTCGATAACCATGCGGAGCAGCTTGATGACAGTGTGTGATCCGGTCGTAACCGTATTGGATCGGCTCCATGCCGCGCACGATGCCGCTCGGTGCGTGGATATGCAGAAAATGTGGGCGGCGAAAATCAGGCAATTTCAACGCAAAACTGGAGGCTATTATGAAGTTGATAACTCAGGAAATCAGAAAGAAATTACTGGCCAACCACGGCCACGACGGCAGCGCCCAGCCGGTGCTGAAACTGTTCGCGCCGTGGGGAGCCGCCACTTGGCTGATTAGCGAGATGGACCCGGAAGATGAAAACTATCTCTACGGGCTGTGTGACCTGGGCATGGGATCGCCGGAAGTCGCCAGCGTGTACCTGCCGGAACTGACAAAAGCCGAAGGGCCGTTCGGCCTGAAAATCGAGCGTGACCTTCACTGGACGCCCGAAAAAACCCTGACCGAATACGTGGATGAGGCCGTCGATGCTGGCCGCATTCTTTCCTAGGAGATGATCATGCAATGCAAAAATAAAGTCAGCTATTATGTGCCGCACGGCTATGACTACCGCGAGTCGCTGGTGCCATGCGGTAACACCGACCCGCACGGTGGCCGCGCCGTCTGTGACAAGTGCGCATCGGACCCCGACATCATGCGCGAAATCGAGCGCCAGGAAGCCAACATCGAAGCCGATAACTGGGCTGCTGCTTCAGCCGGTTACGGCGAATATTGAAGGGGGCGTAACATGATGTATTGCCCAAAATGCACCATGCAATTCCATGTGGTCGAGCCGGAAATCATAGCAAAATCCCGCAAGAAGACATGCCGCTGCCCCGAATGCTTCCTCAGTTTCTCCCACGGCCAAAGTGGTGAACGTTTAGGTCAAAAGATCGTTGTTTGTGTCACGCCAGAAGAGGCCGCAGTGTGGAAAGGACTGAAACTGATAACCGGCGAATGGCGGCAGGGCAACCGATCAATGCCAGGAGGCACGACATGAAATTCATAACCGAAACCCTAGGCTTCGCCGCCGTGCTCGGGGTGATCCTGTTCTTTCTCATAGCGTCAGGAGGCTGATATGAAGATTCCTACCATGGATTTGACTGGACAGGTCACATTCCCACAAGACAAGCCAAAGGATTGGTCGGCGCGGGAACACGAGGCGCTGAATTCACCTATCGACTACTGGAAGGAGGACGACGATGTGTCTGGAACTGGGACTGATATTTCTGATAATCACGATTCTGGTGCAACTGTGACGGAGGCGGAACAGACCGCCGATATGCGTGAGCTGGATCAGCGCTTGGAGACTGTTAGGCTATGGCGCGATCTGATGGCGGCATTTAACCGCCGGGAAATTCCGGTACACATCTGGGCGGACGAGATAGAAGACCGCCTTGCGGCCTACGACTTCTGGAAGGAGGTGTGAGCATGGAAACGACCAGAATCCACGGCGGCACCTTGACCTTTGCGGACAAGGGCCATCAGTACCGCTGGAACCAGCAGAAGGTGGAATATACGGTTTCGGGCATCTGCGGCGACGGCTTTCCATCTAATTTCGGCATGGCGGCAGGGTGGGCAGCCAAGATGATCCGCATCGAATTGATCTCCCACATGCGGCGTCTGGAAAATAACGAGCCGTTGAGAGGTGACAGCATCAAGCCGTGGGCCGAATATATCTGCCAAGCCCACATTCGGGCGCGGGATACCGCCGGGGAAGCGGGGACGACCTTCCACGACTACATGGAACGGTACGCTCAAGGCCTGGAGCCAGAGTTGCCGGAAAAACCGTTAGCCAGAAGATCGGCGGAGGCACTGCGAAATTGGTATGACGCCAACGTGAAGCAGCCAATTTCAACTGAAAGATTGGTGTACCACCCTGACTACGACTTTGCGGGAAAATTGGATTTGTTCGTCGAACTTCTAAATAGCACCACGGCGGTGATTGATTACAAGGGCGTCACTGACCTGAAGTATGACCCGAAGCCGGGGCATGTCGGGCAGGGAGCGGCCTACTGCATGGCGCTGCGACTGGAAAACATCCAGGTCGATAGCTTTATTCTGATGGAGGTAGAGCGGGAGACCGGCAAGCTGCGCGTGACACGCTACGATGACCTGGAGCGTGAATTTGAGGCGTTCGTCTGGGCGCTCAATCTGGTGCGCTACCGGCCCCAGGGAATCGAAATGTAAATGTTTTTCCTAGACAAATTTGCGGCAGGCGTTGGTGCCTCTTCTCCTGACGCAATCGGTGCGGGGGGCAATAGCCTCCGCCTCCCGCACCATCTTTTTCACCGAGGCAAACAGGAGAATATAGTGGCCTATCAAAACATGATTATCGAAGCCCAGCAGCTGGCCCACCCGGTCAAGGACCGGCAGCCGTTTCAGCTGTCAGGCGTCACGGAAGAGGGCATGGAGATCGCCCTGAAAATCTGGCCCGACAACCCGGCGCTGAAGATTTTCGAACAAGACCAAGCTGGCTTCCCGGCGCATTACGAAATATCCGCCGAGTCGAAGTTTTCAGACTTCACCAAGACCGATGAATGGACACTATCGAAGCGCGGTATGCCCAAGATGGTCTCTACCGACGGGAACGGCTCTCAGAGGGCCGCAGAGGCCCCTCAGAGGGCACCTATACCGTCCCCGGCACCAGCACCCCAAAAACAGCGAAACACGCCCCAGGGCGTCATGACGGGCTCTGGTGGCGACAGAGAACGCAGCATCCAGGCGCAGGCCATCATCAAATCGGTCATCGCGATGGATGGCACCGAGGCAGATGTCCAGCGATGGCTGGATTGCCATGACCGAATCGTCAAAGGTGAGCGCGTTGGCGGATAAAATACTGACTTTCGTCTTGCCGGGGGTGCCTGTTCCAAAGGGCCGCCCCCGCATGACGAAGCGGGGCCATGTATTCACGCCGAAGAAAACCGTCAGCTACGAGCATTCGATTGCAATGGCGGCCCAGGCAGCCAAGTCGAAGCTGGCCGGTGGTCAGCTATTTGACAGCGCCGTGATGGTGACCATCCACTGCCACTTTGGAATGCCGAAAAGCTGGTCGCGCAAGCGCAAGGAAGCCATGCTCTACGAGCCCCACATTCAGCTGCCGGATTTGGACAATTTAGTGAAGTCGGTGCTGGATGGCCTGAACCAGACCTACGGCATCTGGGATGACGACAAGCAGGTGGCCGCAGTCACTGCCACCAAGCACTGGAGTGAAGAGTCCAGTGTACTCGTAAGAATAGAGAAAATTCAGAGTGGATCAGAAAATGAATGGCACCGAGATGGATGATAGCTCATTGCTTACCGAAAACTGTTTACCCGAATTATTGCGAGCATTTGCAAATGAGATTCAAGACCGTCCATCCGACACGGCGGCTGCCTACATGCGGCGGGCTGCCGATGAGATTGAACGGATACGAGCAAAATTGAGATGTTTTGAAAGCAACGAAATGAAGCATCTTAACTGTCAGCTAGAAAATTTAATCCAGAAACTAGAGGAGGTAGAATATTTTGTACAAAGCTCACCCCATTCCATCCTTTACACAAAACGGGAGAACCAGAAATGACCGAACAATATGATTTATGGTTATCCGAACAGGCCAAAGCCGAAGCGCTTGGCCAGGTAAAACGGGAGCCGTGGAGCAGCCGCGCCAAATCCGGCATGAAATACCTCCCATCTGGCTGGACCGGAACCGGCGAAGATATCCGAAGATTTCTTCTCGAAGAATTACATCTGGAACCTCCGCACCACCATAATGCGTGGGGCGGTGTGATTTCCGGGGCCGTAAAAATGGGCATTATTATCGGGACCGGGCGATATACCAAAATGCGGGCAATAAAAAGTCACGCCAGAAAAACGGAGATTTATGTGCGTGATTAAGCGCTACCGCATTGACCAACCGGAATCTGGCATGCACGGCTGGGTAATTAACGGCACTCTGTCGCATCTGGAACGGCTGGATATAGATTACATCGCTTTCAGCCATGACGGCATCGACTACGGGGTGCCACTGAACTGGGCAGTGGAGACAGACCGGGCAATACGACCAGCGGAAGCTGGCAGCCAGACGGAGATGGCGCTTTGAAAGACCCCCGCATAGAGCGGCTGGTGCAGAGCCGCGACGGCACCCGAAAGCACCGCTGCCCCGAATGCAGCGCTCAACGAAAAAAGAAAACAGACACGCCACTGAGTATCACCCGAAGAGGCACGGAAGTGGTGTGGTTCTGTCATCATTGTGAGTTCAAAGGAGGCTACGATGAGGCTAGACGCGAAAACGATTCAATGGGCTACCAGACGG